CTATTAAAATAAAAATCGCCATCATATAAGATGGCGATTCATATTTATAATAATTGCGAGAAGGTTGAAGGGATTCTTCTGAGCCAGTGCAATTATTTTTCTAAAAAGCAGAATTATTATTTTTTTATTACTTTGCGAAATGTCTAATAAGCATTAATTCCACTAAAATTTCAGTAATCTGGTTGACAGAAATTGCCTCAGAGTTCGCATAGGAATAAAAAATCTGATGTGCTACTTCATTAAGCGTTTCATAATCTTTTTCTTCTTTAGTAGAAAGTAAATTTTTCGCGTCTTCTTCTGTGAAAGAATAATTAGATATTAAAACATCTATAATATCTTTATCAGTTAAATTTAGACTTTCTTTTAGAAACATAAACTGAGTTTTATTTAAATTGCTAATTATAATTACATCCTTTCTGTTTTAGATTCATGCCCGTTACATGTTTGAGATGGGTTGATAACATATGTAATTCTGCTTTTATTAAAATAAAAGAATAATTAAGCTTTTCTTTTATTTTCTGATTATATTATAATATAAATTATAATAAAAGTCAAATATTTAAGTTGTTTTAAGTTTTATAATAAAATTATAAAGCGCATACGTCTTTTTCTTTGACTTTCTGTTTATAGTATAATATAAATCTTAATAAAAGTCAAATATTTGGTAAAGTGTAATTTTTATAATCACACTTTACCAATTTTAATAATACTTCTATTTCATATTTATGTAATCGCTGTACCTTCAAAATGTACTATACCTTAGTTGAAAACTATGAGTTTATTGGATTATGTCCAGTATGGTTCGTATGGCAATGCTGTGCTACCAGAGTTAAGCATAACATAATTAATATTTGATGGTGATATTGCTGCATTGTTGCCGAACCTAAATGCGAATCGCACGTAAAGAGAAGAATTGAGCGTGAATTTCCTCGGAGTCGGAGCCCACCCCGTAAAACTTGCAGACTGCACGTATCCATTGTCATCATAGCAATATATAACAATATCGTCTGCCCCGTCTACATTTATTGTATACGTTCCTGCTGGCAACATAAAATTTGGCATATTTGTTCGCACACGGTACGGAGATGCCTGTTCATTTCCCGTTTCTATTGCAAATGAACCCTGAGTAATCGTGTAATCAAACAAATTCTTCGACTTCTCATGAGTATTTGTTATAGGATGCCAACCCTTATAGCTTATCGTTACCTCACTTGGCTGAACCGTAGTATCTACCGAGATCGTGTCTCCTCCTGCGGTGACAGGGATTGATATATTGCTGAGCGTATCAGCATAGTCGCCTATTTTCATAAGTGGTTCGTTTATTATGCCTGTTGTCTCACTTGCGAGAACGTAGTACATATATACGCCTGACATAGCTTCTTTAAATTCTGCACCTGTCATACCTTCAAATCCTGTTGAGTTTACAAAAGGTCTTGCTTGTGAATTTAAACAACTGCTAAAACTATATGGAGTATTTGCGACATTGTTTCCTGATACCTCAAAGAAATCTGAACAAATAGCGTTTCCTATTATTGTATTTCCAATTATTCTGCAATCAAGAATTGCTGTATCAGCATAAAAATTTCCGCTTGCTGTCTTACTCCAGTTCAGCGTTCCGAGGTCGATTTTTCCAATCTTCCTCGTTGTCTCCACTTCTCCGAGATAGAATGGAGTTGTGATAGAAGCTGATGATATTGAGATTTGAAACCCATAAGGTTCATAGGGGAGAGCGATGCTGCCTGCGTTGAGCATAATGTTTTTCACAGTGATTGAGTTACCGCATAGACGCACTTCGACGTATGGGTTCATATCAGCTATTATAGTAATAACTGCGGTAAGCCGTCCACTAACGCTCCATTTACCTGAACTTAATACAACTGGAATACCGTTATTGTTTTTTCCTGCATATAGCACAGTTGTAACTTGATCTTCTATTGAGTGTACTTCATTACATATATAATCAAATGATAACGTAACTTTGTCACCGATTTCGTATTTGCTGAAATCCACATCAATAAAAAAGAAACCGTTTTGATACCCAACAGTTCCCGTAGGATATTCTGACTGTGTGATTATAGTCTCTTTTCCGATTGTCGTTGACAATGTTGTACCGTATGAATTTGTGTCTGTGTGTTCGTGCGTGGAAATTATAGCTCTTGCAGAAAAACCTTCTTCGTTCCACAAATTCTCCGTCCTCTCTCCGCACCCCTGCGGCATAATCGGGTTATCGGGGGAAGGTGTGCCGGACTGAACTGTTTGACCTTTCAGCCCTACCGTAGCTGTTGCGGCATTAGGGTATATAACAGCAGGGAGAGTTGTGATAGTGTCGGTGGATGTGTTGTGGATGTAGTGAGGGGTGTCGTGCCATACTTCTGAGGAGTAGGGTTCATAGGGGAGTGCTTCTGAGCCTGTGTTGAGCATTATATATGTGCCTAAATTATCAGGAACTGTAAGAGTTAAAATGTAATCAGATAATAGTGTTATAGTTATTTCATGTATAGCACCCGATTGTGGTCCGATTGCTAATCCATCCCACATTTTATAGTAACCTGTCGTGTGTGTAATTGTGTCATCCACGTTTAATTGTGTGTGGTTTTCATCGAATATCTGTATAATCGGAAGTTTACCGTCAGAAGAAATCGTATACGTTCCTGCTTTCAACGCTATTGCATTGTCCGGATTATATTTTTTATAATCCTTTACATATACATATTTCGGAACATCTCCGCTCCACAAATTCCTACTCACATGATACTTCTTAAAATTCATTATATCTCACCACCTTACCACCCAACTCCGACCGAGCCGTCAGGAATATCGCCAGTAGGGGCTGTTGCTGATACATAAACACGGATGCCGCCAACAGTGATATAGTTTGAGCCACCTTCACTCATACCGACTGTCTTTGCCTTTACTTCTGACAAACCATCAACTTTAATTGCATTATTAGCATCAAAGGTTAAACCCTCTCCTAATTTAACAGATATAGCTTTATCATCACTTGGAACGGCTCGTGCCAAATCTAACATTGTCTTAAACACATCAAGCATTTGTTCTTCTGACGGTTGATATGCGGTAAACTTTTGTAAGTTTTCAAGTGCATCTGTGTATGAACCAGGCATAAAGTATCCTAAATGTGAATAATACCAAGTATAACCTTGGTATTCAAATGAACCATCAGGGTTAGATATAGTAGAATCCCATGATTGCGTGTATTTAACGGAATCTTCTGTGCGACCTACATAAACAGGACCAGTATAACCAGATGAATTTGTAATTACAAAAGCCACAGCGGGGTCTTCATTGTATTTTGTGAATGTTCTGCCATCAATTCGACATTCAACCTTTGAAGTAAAATAGTATGCAGGATCGGGGTCAAATCCTGCTGGGTCAAACACAATACCCCGCCCTGCCACATATTCTGTGCCACCCTTGGCAGAGAGTTCGCCATTATCAAGTAAAAGACCATCACCAATACTTTGAATATTAGCAAGTCCTCCAAGTTTTGTTTTTTCCTCAGTAGTATAATCATTAGTCGAAAGGTCTTTACCTGAAACCTTATCAACCTTACCACTAACATTATCATCAACATATTGCTTGATGACTTTATTTTGTATCGCATTATTTGATGTTGCTGAAACGGTAGCATCAATAGAGTTTGCTATCATCTCTTCAACCTGTGATGGTGTGACTCCACCTCCGCCAGAAGCAGCGCCAGCAAAAGGATTAAATTGTCCCATTTAATCACCTCAATATAAAAACCATATATTCAAATTTGAACAACCTTCATCGAAAGTTAACGTTTGAATAGTTAAATAATTTACTCCGTCATAGGGAGTAATAAATTTACCTGTACTTGGCACTTGATTTGGAGCACCATTTATTTTTAACGTTGTGCCGCCCGTAGATTCAAAACCTATAAATTTTACCTTGCATTTTGTGCCTACAGGTACATTTCCAGTCAATTCTTTAAAAAGTAAAGGAATTACGTTTTCATTTGCCGCGGCACTAACTTGAACACAAGCATATTGAGCCATTACACTTCCCTCCCAATTTCATTAAAAATTTCTTTTATTTTATCTAAGTCTTTTTCTTCATCAAAAATAACAGTAATTATGTCATTCATTTTAAATTGTGCGCTTAATACTCCAATAAGAGATTTTCCATTAATAATTCTATCATTAGACTATAAATGTATAGATGAATGAAGACGACTTAAATCCCAGTTTAACATTGTAGCGGTTCTCGCCACTACGTCTCTATTTAATTTATATTGTAATTTCATTTTAATTCCTCCTTTTTATTATAACATTCTGTAAAGAATTTTGTCAATGTTTTAATTAAATTATTGACTTTTTACCTCAAATATGTTATACTTATTTTGAAAAATCAAAATGAGGTGAAGAAAATGAATGTAGTCACTAAGACTTTATTAAAAGCAAAGCTCGAACATTATAATCTTAATATGTATTATCCTTGCGGATTTACATTAGAAGCAGAATCAAACTTTTATATTTAGTAGAAAATTAAAGAGTTTTTAAATCAATATAAAGATTTAACAGAAACTCATACTTTTGTTCTTGAATATCATGACGATATTTTAAGTTTGATTTGTTACAGAATGTTAAAGGTTATATCCTCTTTTTCCTCTTTTAATTTAGTTATTTATGGGAAAGTAAAAAGAACAAAAGAAATGATTAAAGACGTAAAAAAAATTCACTCTATCAAATTAAAACGTTTAATTAAATAGAATAAAATTATCTATATTTCTCCCTTTAATCCTCTATATAAAGTAGCTTTTTCAAAAGATAACTTTAAAAAATTCAATATACCTATCTGGTATCCTATTCAAAACTTTACTCCAGCTCAATTAGAAGCTATAAGACTTTTTTATCATATAGGATATATAAAAAATGATATAATAGAAGATAAAATAGTTAAAAATAATTTATAGTATTGGTGTGAAAATAGTCAGATATGCGAGAATAATGCTTGGAGAGATATAAATATAAATTTAGATAATAGTCCATATAAAAATGATATAATTGTTCTTAATTTGACTTCTTCAATAGAAAAGAATAAACTATTATTGTAGGAGATTGAGAATACGGATTCCATTGTGCTTTATCATTTGCCAGAGGATATTAATAAAAATACATATGATTAGATTGTGATGCAATTAAAATAGTTTTCTCTTTATATTAAAAGGCATACTAATGCTTATGGTTATTTGAATATACTTAATGAAATGGATATAACTATAAATGATTATCAAGAATTTTTTAATTGTAATATTATTTATAAAGGAGAGGAGAAATGATGGAAATATTTATAATTAATGGGCAGGGCAACGCGGGAAAGACCAGTTTTGAGGACTTTGTCGCAGAAGAGCTTTCTGATATTGGAATGGTTGGCGTGACTTCAATGGTTGCATATGTTAAACAAGTGGCTGAAAAATTTGGCTGGACTGGCACGAAAGAATTAAAAGACAGAAAAATGCTAAGTCAACTTAAAGATTTACTTGCTGAATGGGATGATAGCCCTTTTATTTCTACTTGCATGATGATTAAACAAATGGAAAATGAAGGAGTCATTTGTGCTTTCATTGATGCGAGAAGTCCAGAAGATATAAAGAGATTAAAAGATAAATTCAATTGTAAGACAATACTTATTACAAGAGACGAAAAGAAGTCTTATGGCAATCATGCAGACGATAATGTTTTTAATTATGAGTATGATATAAGAATTGATAATACAGGAAGTTTAGAAGAACTTCGTGCCGCCGCAAAGAAATTCGCAGACTTTTATTTTAAGGAGAGATGTTGATGGTTTATATGGGAAGTAAACGTAGATATGCTAAATATATTGTGCCAATAATTGATAAATATATTCAGAATAATAACATAACTAATTTCTATGATATATTCTGTGGCGGCGCAAACTTAGCAGACAAAATTACTTGTGAAAATATTTATTGTAATGATCTGTCCCCTACATTAATTGCTTTACATCAAAAAGCGCAAAATGAACCAAATGAAATACCTGATACTGGTAATAGAGAATGGTGGGATAAAGCATATACGGAATATAAGAGATTAAAAGCCAATTACGATATTGATTTTGATACTTGGGCTGAAAATTCAAGTATGCCGCTTTGGGAAATCGGGGCTATTGAATGGTATTCATCTTTTGCGAATGGAGGTTTCCCTCGTGGATATGCTAAGGCCGCACATGGCAGAGATTATTATAATGAGGCTTACCGCAATCACCAAAAGCAATCTCTTGATCCGAATTATCAGAAAATTCATTTCTCACAAGGAAATTATTTAACAATTCCTATTCCTGAAAATGCGGTTATTTATGCAGACTCACCTTATAAAGGAACCAAACCTTATGCCATAAATCCTAAGTTCAATCACGAGGAATATTACAATTGGTTAAGAGAAAAATCAAAGACAAATCCTATTTTTATTAGCGAGCAAGAAATGCCCGATGACTTTACAATAATTTGGGCAAAAGATGATGCGACAAGAACTTGTGGATTAGATAATAATTTTAAAGCGTGTGAAAAACTTTATTTTATTGATAATAGGAAAAAGGAGATATAAGATGAAATTAAATTATTATTGTGACGGCGCGGCAACAATGAGGAAGGTCGATAATGAATACGTCCGTGAAGCTGGCGGCTGGGGTGTTATTTGTCTTGACAAAGATATGAATGAATATAATCGTCTCTCTGGCGGCGAGAAGGAAACGACAAATAATCGTATGGAGTTAATGGCTATATGGAATGCACTCAATCTTGCTGAATATGAGACTCGTTTTGAAAAAGGTCCATGTACAGTTAATATCTATTCTGACAGCGCTTATTGTATAAATATCTTTACGCAATGGATAAATGGCTGGATAGCAAGAGGCTGGAAGAAAGCAGATAAAAAGCCAATCGAAAATCTTGCTCTTATTCAACGGATATGGAGCAAGATAAATGAAATTGCAGGAGAAGGTTCATTTAATTCTGTTAATTTCATTAAAGTAAAAGGTCATGATGATGTTTATTGGAATAATGAAGCTGACAAACTTGCCGTCGCGGCAAAGGAGAAGATTGCTAATGATGATGCTACATCCTGATTTAATGCCGGAGCATGCAGACCCAAAAGGTTCAATCAGATATTATGTAACAGTAATGATACGAGAAACTCCTTGGCATTGGGAAGCAATTAAACAAATTGATTTAATAAAAACTAATAATTTATTTATAATTGATAAGTTTAGTCCTCAGTTTTCAATGCCGCGAGTTTCAATTTTTGACGGAGTTGTATTAAAAGAACAAAATGGTTCTTACAGTTGGTGGTGCCGTCTTAGTCAAGAAAGAAAATATGACAGTTATGAATTAGAGAGTCAAGAGTAAAATCTTGACTTTTTCTTTTATTTATGTTATAATATAATTATAAAAATGAAAGGAGGCTCGAATGAAAAAGGAAGACAATAAATTCGGATACTCACGAAAAGAGATAAATGAACTAATGACTAAGCTCAAAATAGACAATGACTTGCGTCCCGTCTGCATGGTCGGTGTTCATAAAGACCTCGAAGATATGAAAGAAAGAATAGAAAAAGATTATGTTGATAATATCTTTTATCTTGATTATTGGGAAGGCGAATGTGTTTGGCATGGCTGGGAATGGAGCAAGGACGATGGAACAATGAAGAGCCAGAAATATATTACAGATGGTATTACAAATAGATACCTTGAAATGTATGCTCTTATTCTACTCGGTCTGGGTTATAACTCATATGAAGAAATGGAGGAAAAAGAATATGGCAATGATAATTGATGGAATTGATTTTGAAAATCTTGAAGCGGAGAAGTATTGGAGTTTCCCCAAAACATATAAGGGAAACCCCAAAGAAGAGACAAAGAGCTTTATTTTATCTGGTAACTATATCGGAGCTGAAAAGAAGGATGGACATTATGCTCGTTTCATTAAAGATATGGACGGCAATATGAGACTTCAAGGAAGAAGTGAGAGTGTTAATGGAGGTTTCCTTAATAAAATTGAATGGGTGCCGCAATGTCAGAGTTTCTTTGAGTCTCTTCCAAATGGCACTGTTCTTCTTGGAGAGCTTTATTTCCCTAATCAGCGCGGCTCCCGTAAGGTTACAACTATTCTCGGTTGTCTAAAAGATAAGGCAATTGAGCGTCAGAATAAAGGTGAGAAGCTTCATTATTATGTGTTTGATGTATGGGCATATAATGGTAAATCTCTATTGAATACTAAAATGAAGGATAGAGTATCACACTATCTTAACTATGAACTCCTTGACTTATTCGATAAAATAGACTATGTAGAAAAGGCTCAATATCTTGACGGAGAAGAACTATGGAGTACATTGGGAGAAATTCTGTCTGCCGGCGGAGAAGGAATCGTTATAACTCAAAAAGATAGTGTGCCTGCACCTGGAAAGAGAACTGCTCGTAAAACATTAAAAGTTAAAATGGAAATTGAGCAGACCATAGATGTTTTTATTGACGGCAATTATAAACTGCCAACTCGTCTTTATACTGGTAAAGAAATTGAGACCTGGCCCTATTGGGAAAATGATAAGACCCTAGAAAAGTCTAATGTTAATCATTATCAGGATAGTTTTGATGGACTTCCTTGGTTCCCAGTCACTAAACCTTATTACTATGGCTGGGCTTCAGCAGTATCTATTTCAGTAATGAAAGATGGAGAACCATACCATATTGGTTGGATAAGTGGTATTACTGATGAAATGAAAGAGGGAATTATTAAAAATCCTAAGAAATATATCGGTCAAGTTTATGAAATTACTTGCATGGAAATCGAACACACGGAATCGGGTTATTCTTTAAGACATGCTAAATTTGTAAATCCAAGACCGGATAAAAATTATAAAGATTGTGACTTTTCTCAAATCACAGGATAAATAGTTAAAATAAAATACTTATAAATAGAAGGGTAATAGGAGTAATTAACCTATGATAGGCATCCTCATTGTGCCGCCCTTCTATTATTTTTACAATGAGGTAATCAAATGAGGTGATTAAAATGGCAAAAGATAATTTAGAGGGGAAAACTTTTGGCTTTATGAAAGTCTTACGTGAAGACCCCAATAAAAATGGAACAAAATCAAGAAATATTTATTGGTTTTGTGAATGTTAGGCCTGTAAGGAACATACAGTAAAATCAATTTGTGGCTCTGATTTAAAAAGAGGGAGAGTTACCAATTGTGGTTGTTAGAAAACTAAAAGACTTATTGAATACAATCACAACAGATTTAAAGATTTAACAGGCAAAACTTATGATTTTTTAAAGGTTATAGAACCAATATTTGAAGGGGGAAATTTTACTAATTTATATAAATGTCAATGTGTATGCGAAAAAATAACGACAGTTTACCGCAATAATCTATTATCCGGCGGCACAACCTCATGTGGTTGTAAAAATCAATCTTTAGGGGAAATAAATACAGAAAAAGCCTTAAAAGAATTGAATATAAATTTTTTAAAGCAATACTCTTTTAAAGACCTTTATGGAGACAGTCTTCAATTGAGATTTGACTTTGCTATCAAACAAAATGATAGAATTGTAGCTGTAATTGAATGTCAAGGACAATAGCATTTTTATCCAATAGATGTGTTTGGTGGAGAAGAGAGGTTTAAAAAACAGTAGGAATATGACAATAAGAAAAAAGAATATTGTAAAAATAATGATATATTATTAATTGAAATACCATATTCAGATTATCCTAAAATCAGCTATTTACAA